AGTTACTGGTTCGCCAACCTTTAAGAATCCTCCAGTATTATTGGCTACTGTTAAGAATTCCATTTCTGGTTTTTTAACAGTAAGATTACCAGTTACAGATGTATCGAACTTTGCATAGTAAGCTGTAAACTTAAGATCTTCGTTTTCTACAGGAACCCAAGTGCGTTGATTTGCTGAAGTAAACAAGAAACCACAAGCAGGTTGTTCAGAAACAGTTGCGCCTGTTAGGATATCTAGTTCGCCCAACACTGAAGTGAATACGTTATAATTCGGATTAGCAGCTGCTGGAATTAATACTGCACCATATTCTTTACCTTCCTGTAGATATACAGGTGAAGGGAAATAGAATGTAGTAGGCTTTGATCCATCATCGCTAACATGAACTTCGGATGGATTTAATGTTGTTCGAGAAAATGGAACAACCCTTGATGTAAGAGCCCCAGTTAACTGATCAACTTCTTGAAGCTGTAGTGTGATTGGTAGTTTTGAATCTTTTGTCGAAAAGAACACATCAATTTTGGTTAGATACATTCCAGAAGTTTCGATTTGTGCCTTTAACAGACCAGCAATCAAAAACGTCTGAGCAATAGGATCATTGCTTCGTGGTCTCCACCAACCAACTAAACGTTGTCCTGGGATTGAATTTTGCGTGTTAAAAGAATTTCCACGCTCTTCATATTGTGGAATTGTTTCAATGACTGGACGTCTAGTTGAGACCGAAATATCAGATACACCAGAAGTCAATCCTTCAGCAGTATATTCAGTTTCTGCTGAAGTAGTAAATTGACCGAAAGTCGTGCTGTTAGTTGGATTATCAACAAATTTTAGGCGTTTTGTTCCAGTCCTGAACCTCAATGATTCATCATTTGGTAATCTGAACAAGACATAAGCGTTTCCTTCAGAATCTGAATATATTGGGTCGCCAAATTGAGAAGTTGGCAAAACGCAAAATTCGATACCGCCATTATTTTGAGATCTTAGTCTATTATTATATTCAGATTCTGTAAGAGGTTGCACATAAGCGTTAACATCTATACCATCAAAAAATGCCCAAAGCCGTGAAGACGCTTTCATACCTACCATTTTACAAAAAATCTGTTGGCTTCTCATAAACGGCTGAATACTAACGTCACGAACAAAATTGCCTATAGATTGTGTATCAGTTGTTACATTTACAATATCCCTGACGCCTGATCTAGCTTCAATTGTAGGTGTAGTGAATATTTGTTCGGTAAGAGTTCCTTGAAGAACTTGCCAAAACGCTCCTACTCGGTCACCTAAAAATCTATCACCGACATCGGTTGTGGTCTCAGAAACAAGCGAAGGTTCGCCAGTAAATATAGTTTCCCATCCTTGCCACTGAGTTTGCCAGCTATTAGCAAGATGCAACCAATTATCAGTATTTAAATCAATATTGATTTCTGCATCAGGTCTTTGTGTAGTATCATACCAATAATCACTATCGGGCGTGATAAACAAATTACCATTATAATTGTATGCTGTACCAACACAATTTCTTGTTGTTGTAGCAGCTGGTTGTTGAACTAAAATATCATGCGTGTAAGGTAAAGTTACAAGAGAACCTGGAGTAATAGCAGATACAGCAGAAATAGTTGCAGTATGTCCGCTGGTAGAACCAGTCACTGAAGCAGATACTACAAAATTACCAGTTGCAGCTTCAATGTAAAGTTTGTTATCAGATTTGTGTCTCAGTTTAGCAGAAAATGCGCCAGAGGTTAGTGTTTCGCCGTTTGAAAATAGTACCTGTGAGTTGCTAATAGAAATAGTCTGATCACGAGAAACGCCAGCTGGTGTTACGTTTGTTCGAACAACGTTAGTAGAATTTGCTGTATAGTTTAATGATGTATTGTCAAGAGAAAAAAGAGGTCTCATCTCGTTTCTCTTACTATCAACAGAAATCTTATAATCTAAATCAAAGACGTTGCCGATATTATGACCTGTAAATGAATCGACCAAAATGCCGTTTTTGAAACGATCTAATCCATTTTCATCTTGAATCAAAAGATCTTTAGCATTCTTTTCAGTAAGACTTAGAGCACTATAATATTCTAACCGATCGATACGTTCAGCAATTTTTCCAATATCTTTCATTGTGTATCGTTTATTTTTGATTCTACGAATTCTGTTCGTAAGATCAGGTCTATTAACACGGCGACCAATTTCATTGGGCAATGAAGGATATGGTGCAAGTGAAATCTGAGCAATAGGCATTACATCATGAGGTGTTGGTGGAGTAGAAGGAAATGCGTCTGGAACACCACGAATAATGTCTATTTGCCCGTCTTTCTTGACTCCTATCACATCGTTTCTTCTCAAGTAATAATCTAGATCAGTAGTAAAATCTTCGTTTGGTGGTGAGAAATGTAACCCTCCTGAAACAGAAGTTACAGTTAACGAAGTTAGAGGATTAGTTGCTATATTCGTAACAGTTGTTACGCTGTTTGCTGTATCTGTGATTCTAGGTCTAAAGTCAATGCTGTTGCGCAAGTCAAAGACTGAACCGTCTGTTTGTGAAGTGAATAGAGGAACTTCGTATGTGTATATTTTTGTTGTATCACTACCTGCTGTTTGATCATTAACAGGGTATGAATCAAATGAAAAATATCCTCGGTCTCTATTTGAATGAGTAAAGTAGTCGAACGATACAAGTAATCTATCACCAGAAGCTATAGATAATTTGCTTGTTGATTTTTTTACCAACTTAGCATGATCGTAGTAACCGTCATTCATGCCTGTGTCAAGAGTAAAATTGCTTGTTACATCAGTTCCGTCAGTTGTTGAACTGAAGTCCGAACTGCTTTTCTTACGAACAGAATTTAATTTGAATCCATCAGAAAGACCTAAGTTCCAAGGACCAGTAGTGTTTGCAGTATAACCAGAACCGCCTCTGTTGCTACCGACATGAATTTGTACCAAACGATTACGATTTACAGTTTTGGTTGCTTCTTGTCCATCGATCTTATTCAAAATAACAATAGCTGTAGCCGCCATTGTTGATGTTAATGGCTCGTTCATGTCGAGAAGAGCTGTAGTAGAAGGAGTTCCAGAAATCGTAATTGAACGATTGCCGTCTTTACCTACACCAGCAAAATCAAGAATTTGTCCCGAAACAAATCTTTTGTGAAAGGCTTTTCCAGCGCCAGATGCGGTAGCGTTTTCAAACAGATTAATTGTTGTTCCGCTAACTGCACTGACTAAGAAATTACCGCCGCCAGTATGAATATTGATGATATCACCAGGATTTACTTTACCATCAATAGTTGCACTAGCTGTAACTGTATTTGATCCGCTTGTTGTTGAAAGCGTTTCTGTAAAAGTTCCTGTATTTGCGGCTGCACGCGAAACGACATAAAAATCGGTGCGTGTTGCTGCATCACTAAGAACACCACTTCCATCAAAAGTTTCGCTACTATCTCCTGTTGTAATAGTAGCCTGACCACTTGTAGAACTAAAAGTTACATCAAACGACTTATAAAACGAAAAATCATTATTGACGTTACCAGAAGTATCACGAAGTTTTCTAATAGGACCAGCAGGAAGAGAAAATACTGCACGATTAAATCTAGAATCAAATGTGTTTGCGTTTTTACCATTTGAAACAATAATATCAGCATGACCATTTGCACCAGTAGAACTGTTCCAACCAATAAACTGTGTATTAGAAAAACTAAATCCACTATTCATTACAATATCTGTTAGATATAATTTGTATTGTGCGCTTGGAAGACCTGGAGTTCCAGAGTAATGTTGAACACCGCGCACACGCGCGCGACCTATGTGTGATGATGGAAAAGAAATTGTTGAGTATGTTTTATTTGAAACAGAATTGGCTTGTTGCGCACGAAGAGAAATGGTCCCTTGCTGATTAACATCCCACTGGCCAGCAACGTTATCTACAATAACATAGTTGCCATAATCAGCCAAAGCCTTTGCGCTTTCGACAGAACGATAATCTAGTGCCTTTTCGATTGAAGACCCTGATGAAATTATATTTTCAACATCGTATCCTTTAACATAAGCCTTTCCAGGTTCTACAGAAACAAACAAAAGACTAGAATTTCCGCCTTCTGCCGAAGTGTATTTTCCTTGATTGTTAGCTTGTTTAAGGTGTTCTGTAATAATTGGTGCAAATCCACTGACAATATAATCACCAGACTCATCATATGTTCGTTGAGCCATATAATCACGAATTTGTGAATATTGTGTTCTATTTGAAATTGACTGAACAGTTCCGTTTTCTACAACCAAAAGTTGAACGAACGTATTTGATACAGTCTGATTCAGCGGAACATTAATCAACTCGACAGAAAGTTTTAATCTTGCTGCGCCTGGAGCAGCATAATTATATGATCCTTGAGCTGGATCAAGTAGGGATGTGTCATTAATTTCTGTTATGATTTCTTCAGTTATGTCAAACCCGACTCTACCTGATGCGGTTTGTGTGTTGTATTTGCTGATAATTACTGTTTGTGCAGGAACTCGAATAAAGTGGTCTTTGGCATAAACAATACCACCATTAAATTCAGCTGCTGCGCCAAATCCTGTTGCGCCACCTTGACTAGAAGTAATAGTGTTACAAGAAAGACCGCTCCCTGCGACATCATTCAAAATTTCATTATTTGCAAAATATCGATAACCAGTTGATGTGTTTGCAGAAAGATACTTTACGAAAAATGTTTTGAAATTAGGCGTGTTGGCTTCCGATCCTTGCGTTGTGTTAACAACAAGACCGATAACACCAGATGTTGCACCCTTTATCGTTTTGTTTAAGAATGAACCTACGTTAACAGAACTACCAGTCGAATTATTATTTCTTAGTTTCACATAATTATATACTGGATCATAGTTCATTTCTAACCCTTGAACTGTTGATCCTTCTTTAAAAATATGTGAAGCAAAACGATCGATTTGATTTTGTAGAATAGACTGTATTTGCGTAAGTTCGCGCGCCTGAACAGCAAGACCAGGACGGAAAAGAATACGATGGAAATTCTTCGTTTCATCGAAGTCATCGTAGTATGGTGCTACATTAAAATTGGTATTAAGTGTAACATTATTTGCTTCGTTAGCCATTTTTCCGCCTTAATATCTTACGGTTATCTTAAAATCTTCTGTTTGCAATGATGTGCGCTGAATAGGTTCCCTATTCTCAGTATATATTACAATACCGCTGAATGGTTTCACAGCAGGTGGAGTATTAGTAACAACAGATGCTGTGATAGTTGACGTTTCTCCAGTAACAACTTCACCAGCAGCAAAACTTTGACCTAATCCGTTTGTTGTAACACGAATCAATTTCAATACGCCTTCAGTTCTAGCAGCATTTGTATTAGCAAAATAAACTAATCTTGCTTTTGCGCCAGTTGTTGCGCCAGTAATAACTTCATCTGCAATAAAATCGCCTAAAACATTATTAACTGTTATTCTTGTTGTCTGATCAATTACGCTAGTATTGGCAGCGGTTCCGTTTGCAAGAAGTGGATCTCGAACAATACCAATGATTCTGAAATCATTATTAGAAACGAAAGTGTTTGATTCAGAATTGATTGTCTTAATATTCATCATAACAGATGTGCCGTAGAGTTCATCTACTGGATCGTGACCATGACCGCCTTTTGGTGAAATGATTGGGCGACCAGTAGCACCACGACCATGACTTGAATTTGCACTGATAGTAACATTAGCAGTTGAATATGACCGTCCAGGAGCAATCACTGTTATTTCACGAACCTGACCTGCATATGTATTAGAAACATATGCAACTGCACGAGAAGTTGTTGTTAATCCACTATCACCATATATGTTGACTGAAGGTGAAATATAATAACTGCTTGATGTATTAGGCGAAGTAGTAAATGCTCCATTAACAACAAGAGTATTATTTGCTCCATGATACTTAATAATTCGGCGAAGCTGGCCTGAACCTAATCCAGAATCAATATAAATGCTTGAACCAACATATACACCATCAACACCAGAGGCATCATCTGAAATAGTTAAAACAGTAGAGTTTGAAATAGAAACAAATGTGTTTGATGCATATAGATAATTTGCCCCGTTAGCAATAACCTTAATGTGATTAATAGCACCATTAGCAGCAGAAACTTGAACGCCCCACTGTGAACTACCATCATTTGCTGTTAACGTCTTAACGGGAATAAAGTCCGCCGTTACAAATTTAAGTGCTTCTCCTGAAGAAACAGTGTACATATATTTCCAACGATAACCATCAGCAGTTTCTTCGATAGTTGTAGTTGTTGTTGTTGGCATATGTGTTGAATTTGCGCCAAGATTATTATCAATGCACTTATATACGTTTCGATCAGAGGTGTAAACATAAAATGGTTTTGTTTCTAGACTTGAATCTAGATCATCATAAGCATAATAGAATGTATTATTAGCCCAATCATAACGATTAATTACATGTGTACGATCAGATTCTTGAACACGTTTCATTGACATCATATTACGCCAAATGTCATAATATGTGCTTTGATACGAATCAGTTGGACTAGGAGGATTAAACTCGTTAAACAGTTTTCTTACATACGCATTAGCACCAGAAGTTATAGTATTGTAATTGCTTGTTGTTGTAATAAATGTTTGTGCTGTAGGAATCGAATGTATAAAATGAACATTCGATTGTCCTGTTATAGCAACTCTATCACCAATAGACAAATCAGTAGTAAAATAAGTTCCCTGACCAATTACAGTATTTGATCCAGCAGTGGTCTTTACTGTACCAGTAATTTGTACAGTATTAGCATACTCGAAACTTTTACCGATAAAGAAATAATATCGGTTTGGAGATGCTTCGGTAAACGACTCAAAAAACTGAATCGCATTATGTATTCTGAAATGTCTAGTTATAAGTGCGGGCATTTATTACGCTGAAGCTGTGTAAGTGATATTAATAACGTCGGCAGCAGCAACACTCTTATCGCCACCAGTAAACAAACCAGCAGAATAAAGAATGCCTGAAGTTCCGTCCTTAGTTGAGTCGCTAATCAAGAACGCGCCTTTTACAGTACCAGTGCTAGAAATTGTAAAAGAAGATGCGCTTGATGTAGATTTCGAACCGCCAGAAGCAGAAGCGAAAGCAGCAGCGGGGCGAGTAGATTGTGAATAGTTTGGTGCGTTTGTCGGACCAGCTTCTCTCCACCCAGCATGCGATGATGCAGTATCACCAACAGCAACAGCCGAATATGACACCGAACTGATCAACCCAACATACCAAGCAGCAGTATATGAAGATCCAGCAAGATACTTATCGAGCAGATCGTTCTTGCCAACAGTTGTTACTAGATTCTGGATCTCATCTTTCCACAAAAGATTTCCTGAACTATCGTGGCATGTAACCTCATATGTGCCACTTGCGTGTACCGATTCCATATTCTGGGCTCCTCTGATGACCGTTGCGTCGGTTGTTTCTTGTGATTTAATAGTTTCTACTGTCATAATGTAATCCTCATGTTATTTATAATCAACCTGGACCCGTACTGTAGTAAATTTGTGCATTTGATGTTACTGGTAGATATTCAGTGCGCAGCGTAAGGGCAGTATTGGAGAAGATAGCGTTGACTTGATATATAGCCGTTGGGTCAAGTGAATCGCCAACAGGAACAATAAACAGATTTGATCCAGGACCGCCGACACTGATCGAACCAGTATTGGCTCTGATGGCACCATTCGAGAAGAACGATCCGCTCGTTGTGTTAGTAACAAGTTTAGCTTTACCATCAAACGAACCAACAGTAATATAAGCATATGGCTGAATCTGTGCAGTTTGGTATGTTTGGATAATATCGTTAGCATACTGAACCTGATAGTAACCAGACATAAGAACGAATCGTTCGCCGATTTGAGCCGTTGATACAGTAAGAATAGCGTCATTAGCATACGACTGGAATACTGTTTGTGCGGACTGAGTTGAACTGGTTGTGGCAGATTCACTAGCCGAAACATTAAAATCAACCTGTCCGATTTCAGTTGCCGTTGTAG